TTAAAGAATTAGTGTTGATATATTTTGATTCGATAACTTCCTCTACTGCACTCTGCGCATTTTCTGAGTCTGAAGTTTGTTTTGGAGAGTTATCATTGCCTGAACCAAAAATCCCTAAAGCTACTAATCCTGCGGCACCCCAGCCTAAAGTTGATTTTTTCATGTTTTACCATTTGTTATAAATTTCTATTACTGTAACAGAATGTAATCACAAATGATAATATGCTGAGGTCGTTAAAAATAATCGCCTTGCAGTAGCTTTTTCTTGAACTCAAAGCTCATTATCTAAATCGACACTTACTCCAGTAACAACGTTATGTTTAGGTCCTCCGAGGCTGTCAACATTAGCCAAGCGTATATTCACATCAGAAACACATAGCTTGTTTTCAGATTGCCATTTGCTCAACTCAACAGACATAACATCTTCAAGATGTCTTTCCAGTTCTTGCCGTTTAATTTCGATTTCTTCTAAAGTCAGCATACATGACATATCAATTCACCTTAAACCCAATACTCACATTATACTGAATGAAATCAGCATCTTTACCCGCATAAATAGATTGTCCATTCAAACATTCTAAGTGTTCGATTGTGAAATATTCAAAATGTGCCAGCAAAGCATCACCAAGAACCGTTAAAGCTTTTTCTCCCACATGAAGTCGATCAAAGCATTGAATCATGATATTACCGGTACGGCGTGTACATGGCTTATCTGCAATGCCTGAAATAAAGCTCGGCCCACCTGCAATCGTTAAACGGCACCATAAACCTTCTTTAGGCACCGTAAAGCCTGGTGCATTTGGATACTGAATCCGTTCCTGAGCAATACCCGTAAAGCTTTGCATGCGATCAATAATAGCTTGCCTAGTCTGCTCTAAAGTCATTGCCATTTTAGCCACCATACTTTTGAGAAATAAAATTAAAAGTGAGGCCATAAATACCTTGTGGCGCTTGATCAGACCAACCATTTTCTAAGCGGAGTGCATAAGCTTTATTGTTCTGGATATAAACCAGATTGCCTAGCTTAATCTTCATTGCCTGAATCGCTGCATCGTTAATAGGGTTTGTTTCAGGTTCACGTACACCGTAATCAGCGGATCCAACCGAAACCATATGTGAAGCACGATAAGCCCCAGTATCAACAGGACTTAAATTAACTAAAGATTGCACAGTATCCATGACAATATGCTTCACATGGTCTTCTGCTGCTTTAGACACCTCAAAACTAAAACTAGTCGGCTTTTTCCCCTTCCATCCCATGCTTTTCCTCACTTTCTTCATACATTTTAAAAAGGTCTTGAGCGATCGCTTGAATTGAATACGCTTCAAACTCAGAGCTTGGTTCTCGTTCACCCATTAGCTTTTTAATCTTTTGCCAGACATGAACAGCTTCATGTAAAAGCAATCCATACACTTCAATCTGATTTCTTTCTGAAGTATCACCAAGCTGAACAACTGCATATGCACCTTCGGAATAGAAATCAACCTGAGCTGCAGCCCCTTCAATAGACAAGAATTGATCGACCTTATTCATGTCTTCAAATAGCAAATCCATATGCAGTTGATTTCGAACTAATGTGTAATGCACATGCTGAAATGGTGAGATATGCCACAAAGGGACGTAGTTTGTATTTACCATTCAAACTCCTAAATTGCGCCCATGAAAAAACCCGCCGAAGCGGGTTTTAATTTATGCAACTGAGCACTTTTCTAGTTTTAAAGACCAGTCTTCTCCAAACCTTCGATTAAGATAGTTAGTAATTTCTTCTTCGTATTTTGGAAATGTTGCCTCAGTTACTACTACAGCATTTCGACCACCTGTAATTCCATATCGGTCAAAGCCATTTTCAGCATCTCTAGAAGTTGTATTATTTGAAAGATAAACTTTTGCCTTACCATCTTTAATTAGACTAGATTTGCCTCTTACATTTGGGCATTTCTTTTCTGGGATTTCGATGACGATTACATATGCTTGAGTTGCCATAATTTAATTACACCTTCTCAATTATGAAATCAACGCCAGTTATCATTCCCCCACTAAAACTATGGGCAGTTAACTTAGCAGACTCTTCATCATCTAATTGTCCAAATTCTACAGCTTTTTCTTTTGAATCTGTTGTAGTAAGCAATCCCTCATTGTCTGGAATTAAATATTTACCAGAATCGGTTAATTTAACGATATACCCCATAATTTCCCCAAGAAAGAATTTTAAAAATAGGTATATAGCTTAAATCAACTAAATTAATCAATACAAGCTTATACCTTCCTCAACTGACATTTCCAAATAGTAGAGGCTGGATCCTGCTGGATATGAATAACTCGAAATGAGCCTAAAGCTGTTAACCATTCATCATCAATTTTTGGTGTCATGGACACTTCATTTTGCAGCAAGGTCGCTTTCTTATCTGTGGCCAGTACTCCAAGCGTCTGAATCTCATATTGACTGTATGAGCCAAACAGAACGCCTCGGCCGGAATAGTTTTCTTTAACTTCAACACATGTTTCAGTTTTAGGATCCCAATTCGTTTTTGAAATCCGCTCACAAGTAAAGGTATGAACGGCGTCCGCTAAATCTTCATTAAATGCTTCAGCAATATCTGCCTGAATTTCGTCACGTAAGCCCATATCATGCCCTGTAAAGTGGTATGCCAAAGCCATTAAAACTTGCATTTGGATCTTTCAAATCAAGTGAATCAATAAAATCAATTGCTATCTGTTCAAAGCTAGAGATTGCTTCAGATCCGTCTTGATATTCTTTTTCTGACTCAACAGAATCAGCTTTAACTTTCTTACGCTTCAACTGCTGGTCTTTGCCGTTATAAATTACCTTGGCCAGAATTCCTTTGATAATTTCACAAGCCGCGTCCTTAAGAAGTGGATCAATAGGATCTGGTACAAAACCTATTCTGTTTTTCATCCAGACATTTGCCAGTTTAACCAGACGAGCTTTATCACTGTCTGGTGCAAAATCGCTGCCCAAAATTGAATTTGCGTCATCTACAGTAATAAAGCTCATTGCATTATTCCTTAGGGATTAATTTAAGAAGTTCTGCTTTTGTTGCTGACGGCTTGTAACCAATATTTTTACTAGCCAAATACTCTTTTAATTGATCATTTGACCAGTTTTCAAAATCATTAGCTGCCGTTTCTGTAGCTGGGTTTTCTGCCGATTTTCCAGCTTCCAATTCAACAATACGTGCCTGCATTGCAGGAATATCGTTTTTAAAAGCTTCAAATTCAGTTTTTATACCGACCACTTGAGCTTCAGCATCTTTGAGAGCTTTATCTGCTAAGACTGCTGCATCTTTTAATCGTGAATTCTCAGATAACAACTCTGACTGGTTACCACCAGCCTGCTCTAAGATGGCAATTTTTTGCTTAAGCTGAGTGTTTTCTTCGACGACCTTTTCACATTCTGCTTTTGCATCATCAATCACAGCTTGAAGTTCAGGGGTGACTCCTACCTCGACATTTACCGTGGCCAAAGTCATTTTTTGTGGCTCTTCCAACTTACGAACTTCAACTGGAACTTCTAAAGATTCGTAATCCTTTTGAATCTTTGGATAATTACCGTAAATAATTACCTCTTTTGCTTTCAGATTTGGGGTTTCATAATAGTCAGGGTTAGCAATAATGCCCGTCTCTAATGCAGCCAGTGCTGCAATGCGTGTATAGATAATCTTCATGGCGCTTTTCTCTTAATAATAAAAAAGAGGGCTTATTAGCCCTCTTACGGTTTTAATTTTTAGGTTTTAACCAGTTGTCGCTGTACCTGATAAATCAAGTAAGGTACCTGCTGTCATTTTGTTGCTGGTTGCATATTTAATCCAGTTAGCACTTGAACCAAGTAATGTAAGATCAGGATTTTCACCTTTCGATGTATCCCAACTATAACCAAGAATATCTAGGTTAAATGCACCTTCAGCACGCATACCGATTGCTAAGTTTTCTTCATCATTGATGTCATAAGCTCGGAAGCCCGGTACTTGTGATTCAGTTACAGTTACAGCACCATACTGCAAACCAAAAGCATCGTTATCACCTACAGCATCCGTCACCAATACTGGCTTTCCTAAGGTTCCTGGTAAACCACCATAGATAACGATTTCAGATTCACCGTAAATTTGCTTAGTGATAGCATCATCGACAATATCGAAATATGTATCTGAGTTCATCACCCATAAGCCAATTCGGCCAAACTTATCACCAAACTTTCGCATACCACGAGTTAATGCTTTGCGGCCATCAACAACGATACTTCCTTTCGCAACCATATCGGGATTACTAGAAATAGCAGCTTTTAAAGAAGCTAAACTGTACTCTAATCGGCCTGCAACCAATGCATCTGCAAGATCGTAACCAACAACCATAGCAAATTCTTCTGGTGTACGAGCACGGCGCTTAAATGCCTCTTCAGTTGATGCATAAGGACCATATTTATATGGAATTTTTACACCTACAGACTCACCTGCACCGATTTTTTCCGGAGTTACTTTTGCATTGGAGTTCACATCGCGATGTTTAATGCTACCACCAACTTTGTAGAATGCATTTTTATTGAAGTCACCTTGAATGATTTCATTACGATAAATAATCGCACCATTGGAAGCTTCATTAAAAACATTCAAATTGTCTTGTAATCGTTCTAAATAGGCTGTTTGAGCCAGTTGGTTGTAGATGATCATGTCGGAATTAACTGTTGTAGTCATAACTACTTATCTCCAAATATTTAATGATTAGTTCGGTAGTTTTAGGAAGGCATCATTGCCATGTTCTTTGATGTAATCTGCTTTCTGAGAAACAGACATTTCACTGCGTTTCATTCCAGTAGGTGCTCCACCTTTGCCCCCACCTTGAAAACCGCCACCAGTTCCTTTACCACCTTTAAGAATTAAGTCTTTATACTGGTATCCACCAACCAATGACTCTAAAGCTTCATCAACATTTGCAAGTTCACCCGGGCGGACACGTGAATAAATCTTTTCGCCGTTCGGATCATATGCAACCACCTTGCCTTCTTCGATTTTGAAGTGATGACCAAAGGTTGCCTGAACCATGTCCACAGGTACTGCAATGTTGTCTTGAATGTACTTAGAACGAGCAAAACCACCGCCGATAAGTTCTTTATGTAAAGAGGCTTCTAGAGCATCACGTTGCGCAACAATCGGGGCATATTTTTCCTCAACTGCTTTGATAGCTTCAGCTTTAACTTTCTCAACTTCACCGGCATCCACCAGCTTTTTATCATCGAGATTTTGGATTGTTTGTAATGCCTTTTTAGCTGCCGCTGGGTCTTCAATTCCTTCAAAAGCTTTTAATGCTTTTTCGGCTGCTTCTTTGGCTTCACGATGTGTTTTAGCTTCATTGTTTAAGCGTGCAATTGTTGCTACCGAGTGTGGTGCATCATGTGGCATTTCTTTGCCATCATCATGAATATAGATCGGCTTATCACCGTCTACTTCCGCATAAACTTTACCGTCGATTGTTACTGTTTTAAGTTTCATTGGTCATCCAACCTATATATACAAAATGGGCATCCGCCCGGATTCGCCGTTAGCATCCGCTTTCGGCAGGCAATAAAAAAGCGCCCTTTAGGACGCTTCATTTCTATAAATGATTATTTACTTAAAGCTTGGCGTACAAATGCATCTTTTGCTTCAAGTAGCTTTCTTAATCCTGTGGATTTTTCAGGCCCGTCAGGAAGTTGCTCATCCATTTGCCGAGCTAAATCACCAATTGGCTTACTAACTTGCTGCAAATGTTCAGGTAAATGTTCATATTGGAAATATTGGATAATAGGGCTTGGCATTTTCTTCTCGCAAAAAAAGCACCCGAAGGTGCTATGGTTAAAAATTAAGTTCTATTTGATGAGTGCAATTGCTTTTAATCTTTCAAAAGTAAAACCATAAATTGCCATGGCTTGAAACCTTAATTTGAAGAAATGGCACCAGAATTCATTTTGTGCTCAGAATATATTGAGCATCTGACATATTGATTTGCTTTTCAGGCATTTGTAGTACCTTTCGCTACGTTTCCTTTGCACCCCAAACCTTTTGTCTAGGTTCATCACCAACTAAGCGGATGCCTTGAGGACCACCTACATCAAATGTTGCCGTGATAGTCGCTGGACCCTCAAAAACACTACAATTCATTTTTACAGCGGTTAATCCAGCTAATGGAATACCTGTTTCCTCGTCACAAAGAGCAAGATGAGAAGATTTATCTGAAACTCTTTTAAGTACCAAATGTCTAACTTTTGATTCACTCATAAGCCAAACTCCATAAATGACAAAAGCGCCATTTGGGCGCTTATATAGGTGAAAATTGTGTCTTAAGTGAGTTTAGAATTACCTGTAATCGGCAATAATTACTCACAGTTAAATCCAGTTCCAACAAGGTCTTTTTTCAAATTTGAAACGAGATTTTGTTGTTCCTGCTGTTGTCCACTAAGATAATTTTTATCTAGAGTCTCTGCACCATCAATAGATTTATAAAGCTCTTTAGATTCCTCTAAATTGTCTTTTAAAAACGTGGTGAGGTTTAGTTTCGCCTGGGCAGCTCTACATAAATTATTTTTAGCTTCTAAACCTTGAGTAGCCTGTTTTACTTGACCAGTTGCAGGATCAAAAGAATATGCATTTGCCATTGCTGACTCCAAAGCTTCAGACAATCGATCATATTCTTTAAGATATTTTTGACTTGGTTCAGCTAAACAAGTGATGGAAATTAGGGTTAGACATACAAAAGCTATTGTTTTCATATTGTATAAATTCTGATGTTTTAAAAAATATAACATAAGAAAAATTACAGACCCAACTTTTTAAAAGCTTTTTCATCCAACTTTCTCAAATCATCTAAGCTATAGAAACGGCCTTCAGGATCAAAGAACTTTTCAAAATCAAATTTTCCTTCCTTATAGAGCTTGTAACGCTTCGGCCCTAGCCACTCTTTTTGAAAGAAATCATCTGTCTTTTTAAAGAATTCTTTAAAAGTGGTATTGGCATCTAACTGCCCTATTAACTGGCTTCGCTCTTCTTTGGGGATGTCTTTAACTCTACGTTCGTCCATTACAAATGGCCGTTCGCCAACAAGTTGACCGTCCTTCTCGACCGGAACCAAGATACTGCGACAGTTAGGATGTAACGGCGGCACTCGCTTTGCCGGATCATTTATTTCCCACACTGAACCATCTAATGAAGCGCAAAGCTTAGAAGTTCGTCCATCTAAAACACTAACAAATCGGACATATTCAAAGCCAATTTGGTTGAAGCTATTTAGATAGGCTTGATTAGCTACATGACTTCGCACAGTTCTTACCGTTCGCTCAATATCAGTTTTGGTACCATTTAAGATCCCATCTTCATAGTTAAGTCGTTTGGTACCACGAATACGCTGAACAATTTCTTGGTTAGTTTTGCCTGAATTAATACCATCTCGAATTGCATACTCAACCTTTTGACGGGCACTTTCAGCAATTCTTGAAAGCAGATCATCGACAAGAGCGCCACCTGCCAACGGAACTTTTTTAGCGGATAAGAATAGTTTTTCCCCATCAGGCTTATTAATTTTTGCTCCATAGAGCTTAGCTACGTAATTGGCCTCATAAACAGCCAGCGCCGTAGCAGAAACGGCAAAAGCTTCAGGTAATGCTAAATTAACACTGGCAAACCATTGGGCAATCAAATCCCTAATTTCCCTTAAATTTGAAGTTGTATATTTACCACCAGCTAAAGCAACTTTCTCCGACTCATTAAGCTCATCCAATAAATCCCGAAGCTTAGATAGCATCTTGCTCGTATCATCATTGAATAAAGCCAATAACTCATTTACCGTTTTTGATGAAGCACGATAAAGATAGGCCTGGTGCTGAGTGAGTGCTTCAAATAGTTTTTTGATATCTGTTGCCATCTCACTCTACCTTTTGATTTAAAGTCCCATCTTGCTCTGCTTCAACATTCTGAAGCTCTTCTTCATATTTTTGTTTAGGGAACATACCTGTTTGGTTGTATTCCCACCATGATTTAAATGAAGATCGGCCTTGTAGAGCTGCTTCAAATAACTGTCGAGCTAACTCAGCTAAATAACCCTGTTTGTTAAATTCTTGACTGATTTCGAACATCAAATCATCTTTAGTTAGAACATCCACATTAGGCGTTACAAACTTAGCAGCCCATCGTAATGCTGCTGACAAGGCTTCATTCATATTAACGACACAGAGCGAAAGAACTGAATGCTGAACGGCGTCATCACTATTCGCTTCGGTAGCGGTCTTTTTACTTCCCGAGCCCTTCTCAATTAAACGCGCCCCCATCTCCTTCATTTTTTCCCACTTATCTTTCATCGCTTCCCGGGCAAGAGTATTAGGGTCGGCTTGTACAATTCCTAAACCACCATTTTCAGGTAAAGGCAAAAGTACTTTCGCACCAATGTAGATGCCACGTTTCTTGGCTTGGTCATACCACTCCCAATTAACACCCTTCGCATAATATTGAGGTTGCCCCATATAAAAAACGGACTCTTGAAAGTCCGCACTGTCTCTGTAATGGGCTAAATTGAGATTAGCCAAAGGAAGTAATGGAGGCTTTTTAATCTCTTCTGAATTATCAATTGCACCTACAAATGTAAAAGGTATATAGGTCCAGAAATTCCCGTTGTAATCTGTTGGAAACTTCTTCTCTCCGCCAACCCAGTTACCCTTTTCACCCTTTGTGTACACCTGAACGGAATAAATATATTCCCCATTTCCCTCTTGCTCTAAACGAAGTACACGATATTGCTCTTGTTCGGTTTTACTAAATCCATCAGCACCGCGCTCAGACTTAAATTCACGTATAACCACTAAGCAAAGCTTTTTCTGGTTATCGATCATTACTGAATCCCAATTCACTACATCAAGGGCATTTAGTAAATGAATCATCGGATAGGCTTTTTGTGCTTTAAATTCCGCTAGATTACGAGCTGGCGGCACATCAGGATAATCTACATATAAAGCACAACGATAATGCTTCAATAAATGGCGAATTCCATTTTGAGCCAATTGATAAGTACTTAAACCAGCACCATTTGCATTACGTTCTAAATGAGCAAGTTCCGGAGGAAATTTAAAACTTGGATCGGTTGCAAAAGCTGCACCAACTAAACTATTTGATGTAGTCCCTGTTACTTCATAAAAGACTGCACGGGTAAGATAAGCCTCATAAGCGCTTTTATTTGCAGGTGATTTATCATGTGCATTTGGCATCGGCAAATATTTTTCACCTTTAGCCTTAACTGCATCTTCACCTTCACAAACATCATCAAGTTTTTGCCAGTATGGCAAGTTCTTAACATATTCAGCATGTTGAAAAGTTACATCACTCATCGAGCAAATCCCATATCAGCAAAGAAGGCTTCAAAACCTTCATGTAATTCATTAAACGCATCTGAAGCTGCATCCACTTGGTCGTCATGTGTACCGTTAGGAAAATGACGAAGCTCATCAATAAAGTCCTTATTCCATTCACCTTTGAGCATACGTACATTTCCCACGTTAACTTGGGCCGCAAATGGTTGTGCCCGTGTAAGCTTGTCACCTGAAATTGGCTTAGCTATCACGCTATAACCCGCAAGAAGCTTCACAAATGAACTAGCTTGCGATTTACCAGCTTGACCGGGATCTTGTGGTAGACGCACAGAAACTTTTTTCCCATCTATTTTTGCTGTTTGTTCTAAGCGCTTATTCACATTGTCAGGTCCAAGCTGTCCTCTAGTTACATCGACAATGTAAGTAAAACCATCTGCGCCTAGAGCTTCTCGCACACCTACTGTAAAGTCGCCCTCATTTTCGGTAGCCCCAAAATCCCAAGCCCTAACTTGTTTCAATACATCCGCAGGCAAAGCATCAACAATTTGAATATTGTCGGGCTTAAAAAAACCGCCTGCTGGCGGTGATGGCATTTGTCGGTACTGCCCGGCAAATACATATGGTGCTGCTTGCTCCATTAGCCTCAATTTTTGGATATTGTGTTTTGCTGGCCACAGTGCGGATCCGTCTTCCTGAATAGCTGAAAGACATAGATGCTCCCATACTTCACCGTTACCACCAGCTACAGGAACGCCGTCTTTTCTATCTCCTAACAACCAGCCCGACAAATCGTCCTCATGCAGTCGCTGCATAATCACAATGATTGGCGTATCTGGCGAGTTAGTACGCGATTCGAGTGTGTTCTGAAACCAATCAATTACCCCTTCTCGAATAGTTTTTGATGAAGCTTCATGTGCTTTATGTGGGTCATCAATAATAATGCAGCCACCAAAGCCTTTACGAAGTTTTCCTGCACCAAAACCAGTAATCGTACCGCCTGTACCTGTCGCATAGCAGACACCGCCTTGAGAAGTTCTCCAGAAGTCTTTAGCCTTACTATCATCACGCAATGTAAGCTCAGGAAAGACTTTTCTATACGCCTCTTCTTGTACAAGAGTTCGTATTTGGAAGGCATTATTTGCGGCAAGCATTGCCGAGTAACTGATATGAATAAACTCACAGTCTGGATTCTTACCAAAACACCATGCCATAAAATTAATTACAGCAATTTCAGTTTTAGAATATCGTGGTGGAACGTTAATAATTAACCGCTTTATCTCTCCGCGATAAACTTTTATTAAAGCTTCGCAGATTTCTAAGTGGTGCCAATTTTGCATCCATTTATAACCACGGCGCTCCTTAAACATGTACCTTGTGAAGAAATATAAATCTTCTTGCGCCTCGATCCGGATGGCTTTATCCCGAGCCGCATCAGTACTCATCTAAGACTTCCCTCCGCGCTTTTAAGTAATCTTCCATTGGAACTGGAATTTCTGAATTAACTGTTTGGACTGGTCCGCCGTCTTTGCCTGTAATTTCTTGGCGATTAGTAAATTGACCACCAATGTCTTTAGCGGCTTGCTCAAGAATTTTTAAGGCTGTTTTGACGTTTCTAGTCTTCTCAAGTTGTCTTTGGTATTGCTTCAATCGGTAGTACTTATTAGCAATTGGAATATCAATTAAGCCTTTATCAAACTCATCTCTGGTTTTTTCAAATAGTTCGACATACTTTTTGCTTAAGTTCTTACCAGCAACCTTTGTAGGGTCATAAGTTGCAACTTGAACACGATCTATATCAACGCCAAACTCTTGTTTTACGAGTTCAGCCACTTCTTGAGGTGTATCACGACAAGCAAGAGACTGAACTATAAAGATTTTCACAGGCTCTTTTAGTGTCGCCATAACTTCCTCATCGTATAACTACGTATAACAAAATGGGCAAAAAAAAGAGCCATTAGGCTCAATTGATTACACAGTTGCCGCAGCATTTTGAAATATCAAGATTCGAAACAAACGGCGGATTTTTTGCGACTTCAATAAGTCGCTTAACATTTTTGCTTGGTCCATAACGTTTAACTACGCCAATAAACTCTTCAACGTCATGACCAGCAAGATAGTGCTTAGGAAGACCAGAACTATCGCTATAAACAATTTCTCCGTCCTCGTCTCTCATCACTCCAATGTGGTAAAGCTCATGTTCAAGTAAGTAACAGAACTCTGTATCGTTTGCACGCTCACAGAAAGAAGCGTCGACAGTTATTAAATAAGTAGGTACAAAACCAAACCAATCACGCATCTGTTGCTCTTGTCGAGCTTTACGCCAGCCACCAACATTGAACATGACTTTTTCGCACTGGCCTAACACCATAACTTGCTTGCTTTTATATGCAGAAGAGGCCCACGCGAATGCTAAAAATTCTTCATTATCGTGAAGCAGTTCACCTATGTGATCATGATCGGGGTTATAAAGAGGTCCACCAATAGTTAAGTAATTAGCAACAACCCATTTTTTTAGATCTGGTGCTGGTGTTAGTCTAATTGCTTCTTCTTCATCTGCTTGATCAATAAAATCAGTCGGTGGAAATGGTCTGATCTGCTCCATCTTCAATTCTCGCTAATTCACTTTTTATCCAGTTGATGACATATCCCGACAAAATAGAATCTGGATGAAAGCGCTCTATTTTGTAACCCATCTCTTCAGCATGATCATATCGATCAAGACTCCATGCTTTATTTGACAGCTTTCCACCACGCCCACCAGACCAGGGACCACCCTCAATTTCAATGAGCAAACGCAATTTCACAATATGAAAATCAAAGCGCCAGTGTTTGGTATGGATCGGTTGAAACTTACTTTCAAAACCAATCGCCAAATCCTCAAGTTCTTCCTTAAGTGTTGCCTCAGCCTCGAGATATTTTTGCTTCGCCTTAGGCAGTGGTCTGGATTTGGGTTTGGTTTTAGGTTCTTTTTTCCGAGTAAGCCAAAAATAATCTTTACCATCCATGCCCTAGCCCCTTAAAAGAAGCCCTCAGGCTTGTTGTTGAGCCGTGCAATTAATTTGTTTTGCTTTGCTATGGCTAAAAAAAATCGCTCATCTAATTGAGCGATCTGTTCTGTAGATAATCCTTTCGTTGTACAGCTTCCCAAATGATTTAACTCTACTTGGAGCTGTCTAATCTCATGCGTAATTTTTTGAAATTCAGTCATACATCCTCCAAAAAGAAAAAGCCCCGCCAATAACTAGTATGTAGCGGGGCCGTTTGCGCCGTAATCCGTCCGGCTAAAAGAGAGGTGTGCTTATAAAACACCCCTCACGAGATTAAAAATCTTATTTGCGTGTATTCCACTGGCGAATAGCATAATTAACAATTGATCTTTCTTCATAAACAGTGTCGTAATGAAAATTTTCATCCCAAGCGATCATCGCCCAAGCACTAGGGCCTTTTGATCCACAATCATGACACCATGTGAAAGCATCCCACGCTATAGAGCCGTCTTCATCTGGTTTTCCATAATGTGAAGAATCCGTACAAATTGAATCAGATCCACAAAATGGGCAATTCAAAGGTTTTTCATCTGGCCGTAATTCTGGTTTTTCTTGGTCAGCATGCCAGGTGTTTTCCATTTTCAATGCTCTAGATACGCAAAAAGCCCACTAAAATTAGTGAGCTTCTATTAAATTTTTCTGGCGATCCATGTATAAAGCGCCCATTTTAGAAATACTTATACTCAACCGTTCTGTTTATGTCAAGCAAGGGTGATTTCTTCTGATTCAAAATGAAACGATCTAGCCAAGCTTGTTCTAATACTGTTTTCCCAATTCTCTATACATGCTTCAGCAATTAACTCGTATGGTTCATAGCGCTCAGAATATCCAGATTTAGATACTTTTAATTTTGCGATCGTGATTTTTTCATGCAATGTATAAGGGCGTTTCCCCGTACCACCACATTTATCACAAAATTTAGAGCCGTTTGGATATCCCTTTTCATTGAATAACTCCAATTTGCCTAATCCCTGGCAATGGCCACACATTGCCTTTGTAAATAATCGCCCACGCAAAACAACCTCAGCAATACCTTTGGCCACATTTGATAAATCGCCCTGACAATTATTTGGCTTAAAGTTCTTTTTGATCATTTCACGATGGATCTTCCCCGCCAGTACGTTTCTAACGCGGAAAAAATCAGCTGAGTTAATCTCCCCTTTTTTTATTTCAACTTTACCCGGTATTTCACCAATACGCTTTTTTGATTCCTTACCATTAATTATCCTGGTCTCATAAATTTTCTTTGTTTCTGTGATTTCTGCAATGCGCTCAAAATCAACACGTTCAAGCAGTAATTCTGCCCATTTTTTTGCACCTGCAGGCAATAAGGCAATTTCTCCCAAAACAACATGCTTAGTAATTTTTCCTTTACCTTCGCTTTGAGCAATAGCAAGGCGAAGTAACTCAATAAAATCAAACTTTTCAACTAGCATAATCGCCTTCCTATTTACCCTTAATTAATAATTCAATTTGCTTTAATGCCATACCGGACTTAACTTGCTCTGTACTGAACCGTAAAACTGTAAAACCCATCATTGCTGCGGAGTTGTATTTCTCCATATCCCCTAAATAGCCCTTGCCTCTTGTGTGACGGCCTCCGCTCCAGATACCACCTTCTACCTCAATCAAAATCTTTGTACCCGTTATTAAAAAATCTGCTCTCCATTTACGTGTTGGATGGAATTTATATTCCTGTTCAAAACCAATCTTGCACGCTCTTAAATGCGTTGCCAGTACCATTTCACCCACACTTGGTTGTCTAGCAACTTGCTTTGCTGAACGCCGCTTTTTATTTTTCTTTATGGGAAATAACTTGCGGTATTCAGCAATGCTGACTGATGACATCAAGCACCACCTTTGAGCACTTGCTCTATAGCTTTAAGGGTTCGAATCATTGCCATTTGTAGAAATTCATGATTGCCGCGCATGTCTTCTTCAACATACTGCAAAGCATATTGAGTCTCTTTTAATGCCCCATCTAAACGCTTTTGCAGCTCCTCCACTTTCGCTTGTTGTTCTTTTTGAATCTCCCAAGCCCACTTTCCAGATTTACCCTCAAACTCACTCATGGCTGGCTCCTTTTTCTGCATCACACATTTCACATTTATCTATATGCCCCCACCCATCATCTCGAATGAAGCCAAACCCCTTACAAGCCTTACATTTGACTTTCTTTTTCTCACCCACCAAGAAATATCGATCTTTCTGGTTGTAGGTAATATCAATAGAACCTGAGTAATAGCGCCTTAACGCCCCATCAATATGAAATTCGTGTGGACCTACACAAAACATCCACCCCGAATCCCCGCCGCACTTTGTAAACCAT